TGTCTTCGTTAAGAGGTACATCACCCCCAGAATGTTTTGACAGGCTAGTAGTTTCTACCCCGTTAATCCATGTACGTATCCTATCTGCTGCTGTGGCATCTGTGCTGTCATACCGCTGATATATATGTATCCAGGCAGAAGGGTCACGATATACCGCAGTAGTCGTGTAGCCGTAATCACTAGCACTTCCAGTAGCATCAATAAAATGATCAATCTGCTCAGAGGAATTAAAGAAGGTTTGGTCTTGGTTGGTGTTATACTTCTCACCACCCCATATATTTTGCGTTGTCCCGTCGATGTTACCACGTTTTACCCAAACAGAAAAGGTGCTAATTTTAATATCAGTTCTAGTGACTCCTGAAGCATGGGTCATATAGCTAGAGCCGTCCAGCAGCACTGAGTTCTCAATGACATAACCAGCGTCACCGCCACCCGAAACCGCCATCATTGCATTGCGAATATTAGTCATTATGCGAACGCTGCTCCGACTAAACCGCCATTCCAAATTGTGCCGCCGTCGACAGTCCAAAAAACTAACCAATCGATTGAGCCACCCGTTCCCGATAAAGTCGGTGCGCTGCCTCCAGCCCAATCAACCGAGGCGGGGAAATTTATCGTTTCGTCACCGCCATTTGTTATGCCGAGTGTAAACCCGCACATCTCGTCGGAAGCTGTGCTGTTGGTGAAGGAAAAAGTCGTAGTTCCGGTAACGTCAGAAATAGTAACACTATTCCCTGCATTTAAATCAATTGCTGTAGCCCCTGAGACTGCTCCTAGAGCATTTGTAACTTCGCCATAATCTTTGAGGTTGATAGCAGAGACGGTGTTATCTGCCCCAGTGATGGCACCGGTTAAACTAGCGGCGGCAATCGAAGTTGCGTTTAAAATAGTTGCACCTAATTCACCAGTATTAGAATTAAAAGTTATATTGGACCCGGTTTTAGGTGCAAGATTGCCTGTAGCTGCTGTGACAAAAAGAGGAAAACAAGTTGTGTCTGCACTTTCATCGGCTATTGTAATTGTTGTCGGCACGCCGCCAGCTGTAGCATCTTCCGTAAGAAGTTGAAATTGTGTCCCGTCGTAAATAACGCCGGTCACGCCGTCAGTGGTGATCGATGCGCCGGAGATCGCACTACCGGCTACTTGAATCGCCTTTGTAGCCAATCCTGAAACTGCCAATGTCGATGCGCCGGTTGAATTATTTGCGGCGATAAACCAAAAGACCTGACCTGCGGCGTAAGCTGCCACGGCTGGCGAAGGTGCTATAGCATACGCATCAGCACTTCCTGTATCGCTTGCGACGTAGTTCATTGCGCCAGCCTGGGCTTGTGCAAGCGTTAGACCGTCGCCGACCGCCGTACCAACCGCGAGGCCGGTGATCCTCTGATTGCCCATCTGGAGAGCGCCGGTCATAGTGCTTTGACCGTCCACCGCGACGGAGTTAGTAATTTCGTCGCCTATATCATCAATAAGCGTGTTCATATCCGTCTCGGAAATGACGGTGTCGAAGACAAAGTCTACGACTGCTTTGGTAAATGTTCCGCTTGATCTAGCCATTATCTGTGTTCCTCTTCTAACGATTGCTTTAAGCGCCCTGGGAGGCGGGCCGCCCTGGCTACCGTGGGGCCATACTTACCTAAACCACTACCTACTTTTCGTACTGCCCCCGGCCTACTAGTTAGGAGGCGGGCGACGCCGCCCTGTATATACGGCGCGTAGGTTGCTGTGCCGACTGTCGCCCCTAGACCCACGAGTGGATCAATAAAGGGGACAACCCCCGCACTGGAGCCGCCCAACAGCGATGCCCATAGTGCCCGGTCAGTGGTGCCACTACTTGGTAAGTCTGATTTTAACACCTCTTTACCGGCGCTGCTTAAATCCTGCATGAGAGACCGGCCTTCTCCATACCTAGCCTTCCGCATTGACCTGTCGGCGGCCTTTACACCAGCATCCAGCTGCACTGGTGACATACCTAATTCTGGCGCGTTTGGTCTTGTGCTGCCCTCACGGATGCGTACATAATTTGCCCAGCCTTCTTGGACAGCTTTTAGCTCTTTTACTTTGTAGGGGTTCGACCGCTCCAGGTTCTTCATGACGGCACTGGACACGTCTTCAAGTGCCCGCCCAACTGATCGCTCTGCTTGGGTCGTCCCGGCCATTAAATCGGCAGATATACGATCTAAGTCGGACTTCATAATTTGAACCAGCTTCCCTGGGATAACTTTAGCCCCGGCCTGCTTCGCCTCTAATAAGCGGTTACTGACAATCTCTTTAACGACGTGATCCAAGTGCGTCCGCGACATCTCCGTCATTTCAGAACCGTGCTTTTTTATGGCAGTTACTATATTGTCAATCAGCTGCATGTCAGGCTTCATCACTATAGAAGGCAGGATACGATTAAACTCAGCCGACAAAGTGTCGTGGACGTACGCCACTAGGTCAGCGCCGGGAGTTATTCCGTCAGCGTTCTTTCCAATAGGAGCTAGGGCACGGTTAGCAGCAGCGGTGTTTAATTGTAGCGCTGCCCTGCGCCGACCGGCTTTTGGTGCCGCGCCTAAAACCGGGATACTACTCAGAGCCTGCTCCGCGACATCCACGATACGGCCTGCGCCACGGCTGGCCCCCAGGATTTGCCCTATAGTTGGGTTGACGCCTTCCTTCATCAGTGTCTTTACTTTTGCGCCCGTTCTGGGGTTCATGACTTTAGACACTGCGTTAATGGGTAGCATCATCGGGTCGGCTACGTCGGCGGACTTGCGTACAAAGGCGGCTGCCTTGCCTGCCTTGCCTGGCAGCTTTGCCAGTAAGGTTGCCCCACCAGAAATTAATCCGGCAGCGTCACTAATGACACTTAAAGGGCGCTTGGCAAAGTGCTTCTTAAAACCTTCTACGGTGGTGTAGTGATCCATAAACATCTTCCCGACGGCCTGGGCAACTTTCTCGTTATCTTGCTTACCGGGTATCAGCAATTGAACCATGCCGGAGGCCAGCTGCCAAAGCGACTTAGCCGTCTGCCCTGGTTCCATGACCATCGTAGCAAATTCTTTTACCATCAGCTTGCCGTCTTCTGGGGCGTTCTCAAACGCCTGAGAGAACACATCCCCCCAAGGCATGCCAACTTCAGGTGCGCCAGGAGCGAATAGATTTCTACCCGGTTGACTGGGCTGCGGTTTTTGCGGGGCGAATAAATTTTTACCTGCCATTAGGGCGTCACTCCATTGAGTCTATCAATCACGGACCGCCTGCTCATGGCGTTAGCCCGCATAGTCTCTTGAATGTCCTCTTCAGAGACACCCGCTGGCCCCAGGGCGTGCGCTTCAATATCAGCCATAGACCAAAATTTCGTGCCTTTGTAACCTCGCAGGGAGCCGTTGCCTTCTCCCTCATAATATTGAGCTGCTGCCACTTTAGCGTCAAATGCTTTTTGGATGGCATCTTTGAGGGCGGTCACCCGCTGGATGTTGTAGGCTTCCTCAAGGCGGGGGTTGTATGCCCGCGCAATAAGTTTGTCACCCTCCTTTTCTGTAAACTGCCCGCCTAAGACAGCCTTGAGGTTACGCTGTGTTACCTCGGCCACTTTCTCTTGGGCGTCAGCACTGGCAGGATAAAACCGCTCACGCAACGCATCCGGCAAAGCGGAAATTGCAGGGCCAGTAATATTGTCGGAACCCTTCAGCAATTCAATGGAGACGCCAAGCTGATTGATCTGCTTCTGCGTGTCGGCAGCCTTGCCGCCAATAAACGCCTCGGCGTAATGCTTAGCGAACTCGATATCGACCCTCTTCTCAGCCGTTGTTAGGCGAGGCAGTCTACGTCCCGTCTGAGTAATGGTGGGCTGTCCGACAGTTCTCTTAGGCGGGGGAACTACAGCAGTCGCAGGCTGGGGAACTACAGCAGTCGCAGGCTGGGGAACTACAGCAGTCGCAGGCTGCCCGTCACCAACCCGAAACGTAGGAGGCAGATACATAGACATATCAGGCGTGACAGTCGTTGTATTTCCGTCGGGTGTCACGGTGACTCTTCCGGCAGCTAAGGCTGAGTACGCAGCCGCATACTGCTTACTATTTGGAGAAGCTCTCTGTAAAATACGACGGTAAGTCATCTCAGAGCTTTTCCCACCGAAGGGGCCAGCCTCCTGTAGCAATTCTTTTTTGCGTGCGTGTTCTTTTTCTAAAAGACTGGCCTTGTGTCTACGCTCCTCGTCACGATCGCCTAGCACCGTCTTCCGAGCTATATTCTGCGTCAGCAGATTACGCAGATCGCGGCCCATATATGGATTATCAGGGTGTAGCGCGACTTCATCAGTTAAGACGCCAGTGGCACGCTCGATACCCTGGGGCAGCTGCCCTGGGGCGATCTCGGCGGGCATTGGGGTGCCGCCTTCTACGTCGGCAATATCTTCAGCTGTGATAGCCGTATTAGGATCGCGCCACGGCTTCGCCATCAGCGCTTTGCTCAACGATCGGCCAGCCGTCTTGCGTTTCTCTTCGTCAAGTGCCTCTTTTTTACGCCGCCCTAACCGGGTCATTACGGAGGCAATGCCGCCCAGGTGACCCTGCTTGAGCATCTCCCGGCTGTCTTTGAGCATCTGCGCCATCTGGCGCTCGTGCCTCGGATCGTAATATTCGTTTATATCGCCTCTAGCCATTAGCTAATCTCCGCGTAGTTTACCTGAGCAAAGCCGTCCACGTACCGTACTGCTTGCGGAAAGATTTCAACAGCTTCATCGGCCATAACGCCAATTAGCTGCACATTGCTCCAAACATAATTAAACGAATAAACCGCTAAGCCGCTTGCCAGCGCACCAACTTTAGCGATGTTGGTTTTTAAGCGGCGATCAGACCAGCCAAAACCTTTCGCCCCGCTATATTTAAGGTTCTCAGCACCGGCACCGAGTAAGCTATATAGCCCTTCAGTATTAGCACGATTGTTAGCTTGTTGCTGCGCGTAGCTGTTCATATTGTACAAATTTTGCGCGTTCATATTGGCTACTTCAAGACCCGCTTGATTAGGCGCGGTAACAGTCGTCGTCGGTGTACTCAAGAAGCTAGGTTTAACCGGTTGCGAACCAGACATGAAAGTCGACATCTCTGACATCGGCAGATTACGCGCATTTAAGGCTTCATTAATGGCCTGATTGCGAGCATTGATGTCAAGGCCATACCGTTGTGCCATTTCATTACCGGCTGCTGCATCAGCGCCCAAGTAGAAATCATTTTGTCTACGAGCAAGGTTAGCATACTCATCATCGTAAGCACCTGACCCGGCTTGGATGCCCTGCGTCGCCATCTTAGTCTCAAAAGCCTGTTGAGCTTGATCCATTTGCGGCTGATTACGAGCAATAATGTTAGCACGAGCTACGGCTCGGCTAGTCTCATCGAGCGTCGGTGCCGGGCCGAATTGACCATAATCAAATGCCGTCCCGTAAATATCCTGGACATCACCCATCTGAGACTCACCAAAATCGGCATAGCCTTGCTTCATTCGATTCGCACTATCAAATAATGATTGCTGCTCCGGTGACATAGTTTGAGTCACACCCATCATATCAATGCCGCTAATCTGTTCTCCAGTTGGCCCCCAAACACTAGACCCTTCCGGCGTGTACTGGTTAACCATATTCATAGCGCGGGTTTTCTCAGCAGCGTCCTGGTTCCAGTCTGCTTGAGCAGCCGCACTTGCAGGCGCGTTGATTACGATTGGTGCAGGAGGGTCATCATCTTCGCATGTACAACCCATTTTATTTCTCCTCTACTTTAAAAACGAAAGAACTGCCCATCAGTTCCATATCACGTGCAAAAAATTTATTTTTTCTCTCGGCATTATCCGTTGAATGAACCGCTAGAACTAAATCCTTTCCGGCGTGTTTAGCAAAACTCTGTAAAGATTTCTTCATTTTTGCTGCTGCCGTACTGATCCGATAGTCTGGATGAACATAAAACCAACTATCGCCAAGAAAAATATCATTTGTAAACCAAGGTGATTGCGGGCTAATCCCTGCCGATCCGACTATCTTATCATCTTCCACAGCAACAATACACCCACCTAATCCAGTCACTCGACGTATCTCATCAACCGCACCGGCCACACTCACTTCACGATCTGTATTCTCAGTCGCCATATCCATCAATAACCAGAATATTTCATTGGTGTCCTCAATCGTGGCCGGTCTAACATCCATTATAACTGGCCCCCCAGTTGATATGTAAAATTAGTTGCGATCCAAGAAGGCCGCGCCGTAGTTGTGTCAATCCGTATTCTAAGAGATGCGCTTCTACCCTTCCCTCGAACGCCACGCCAGCCTCGATAGACTTGACCCGCCGTTCCCCAGATGCCAGACCCCCACTTTGAAGCTCCCCAGATGCCAGAACGAGTTGGACTAGCAGCGGCGATACCAACTGGTGTTTTAATTTGAAAGTCAAGATTAAGATCAAGAGCAGCATTTGGATTGCCGTCACTTTCAAAAATCGGTTCTACAAGTTTAAAAACCTTGTTCGACTGGCTTGAATTAAAATAATTAAATGCTTGGAGGCCATCAGCAGCTATCGCCGTTCCAGCATCACTAGTGCCATCATCAAATTTATGTACAGTACCGTCAGAACGACCAAAGTAAACATTATCATTCAAGATGCCAAAGCAGAGCGCATTCATACCAGTAAATTTACAGGGTGCCCCTGTAATTGTATTAAAAATATATTGATGCGATGTAGTCGTTGATTGCATGACATTGAAGATCAACATGACACCTTTCGGGTATAGGATGGGCTGCCAGCCAAAAACCGTACCGTAAGATCGCACGGCATCATTTACAGCCTGTGATATCTGATCAGACAGCGCCACTAATCGCGATTGAGAACGGTCCATAGAAAGTATGCCAGAAAGTGGCACAAAACCATCCTGGGTCATTAAAATAATGTCTGAGCCAGCTTTTACGATGCATCGCCGTCCGATCGGCTTACCAATCTCAAAGACGCCGATTAGAGACCATGTAGCGGATGCAGAGGGGTCAATACCGGCGTAGACGATCGCCTCGCCCTCAGAGGTCAAGAATACAGCTACATCGTCCTGGCCGCTGCCGCTATCTCGTGTCCAAGTTCCCATCGCCATAATGAAACCGCCTTTTGATGCGACGCCAGCAAGTGGGAATTTTGTAAACGCTCCTGAGATCGCGTTGACGGCTCCATAATACGTATCGAGGCTGTTTACTTCTCCGCACCAAAGCCTTTTTTGGTGGAGGTTACCCCAGATAAGACTGGTGGCTGTGAGGTCGGCGTGTGTGATAGCGGTCGTCGCCCAGGACGAGCCATTATATAAGAGAGGTGTATCTTGACCATTGAAGAGCCGAACAAACTGGCCGCCCGACGTACCCATGTTAACGAATTGCCATTTGTCGTTGGAGTGACCACTCGAAACCGCTGCGCCAACCGCGCCCGTCGCCGTAACATTATAAATATTTCCTGCATTGGCCGCGAAAAGCTGACCGACGCCGGTCAACGGAATATATTCAATCAAAGACTGCACTGCCCCCGACATGCCGGTCGCCCAGGCTGAACTGCCCCGGCGCACCGTCACCTTATCGGTTTCAGGGAACCAGTTATCCAACTTGATTGCATGGTCTGGCGGCATGTCAGCGAGGCTTTCACGAGTATCCCAGCCCTTGGTCGGAGGCGGCAATGCAGCAGAAGTTGATGCCATTTAGAAATCACCTCCATAACTAGCACGGGATGCTTTTGGTGTGCCATCAAAATGACGAGTGTTTTGGCTAAAGATGTCACCGGCGGTAAGAATTTTGGTACTCATATTGTCAGCCTTAACAAGCAAATCAAAGTAACTCTTGTATTGCACTGCCGCATTTCGAGATGGTTGTCCTTCGGCATCAAGCCATTCAAAAATTGCGCCATAAATAATCAAATCTTCGTCAATTAAAGCAACATCTGTGTCAAGTGTAAAAGCAGTTTTCGTGGAGCCACCTGCGGCAATGTCGGCCCAACGATTATCAATATATTCAAAAGCACAAACGGTGCCGCTATCAATCGTCGGCGATGTAATAATATCACCGCCTCGATAGCGAAACTTTTTATTTTGGCTAGAATAAGTTTGAACTTTAAGACCTTGCCATTCAACTGCACCGATCGGACCAGAGATCAAATTATTGCTTCCACGATCCCAGAACGTCTCAGGGATAATACGATCAAAACCAGTTGGCATCGATGCAGCTGCGATCAGTGTCTCCGACCCTGATGCAGTGACTGTCTGTTCCTTCGTCAGAATATTCCAAGAATGAGATTTTACTAACGCCTTACCCACCTTATTAATAAGACGAAGAATATTTTCTGCTGCCGGGTCAGCGTTACTAGCGATTGTCACAGGCTTTGGGCCTTTGGTTTCGTCAGCAACGGCATCTGCAATCGATAAAAGAGTCATTAATCAACCTTATTGAAAATAGTATCTTTGTTGGTTGTGTGATTTTTCAATTTAGCAGGTGTATCGGCCCAGCCTTTTGGTAATTTTTTGCCGTAGAGGAAGCGTTTAGTCTCGACACAATTTTCACCGTCTCTATATCCGATAGTGGTGCCGCCTTCGTAAACAGTCGGGCCTGTCACAGGAGCCTCTTTTGCTTCTTCATCCGGCGCACGATCAGTGATTAAACTATTGCCTGATTTTTTAGGCGCTTTGTTTTTGCGTGGTTTAGGTTTAGCAACCATTGGCTTTTCCTTCTTTTCAATTATAACAATCTACCCTGAGCGTATAGCCCAGGGTAGATTTGTCACACGTTACGCAATGCGATAGGCAACAAACGTATTGTCTGTCGTTCGACGGAACCGGAAGACACCAGAACTATTGATGTCCGCACCAGCATCATCGACGGTAGCGGAACCAATGATACTAACGTCAGTACCACCGGCCAGTGTGATGATATCACCCGCACCGCCCAAGTTGATAATACACAAATCGAACGTATCATCATCATCGATGTCGTCATGCAACGCAGCTTCCAACAACGTACCGGTTAGGGTAGTGTAAGTCGCCACTGCTGCCGGAGTTGCCACAAGGACACCCCCAGTCATTTGAGCAGCGGTCAACGTCGTTGTACCGGTGGCTGTGGGTGGGGTTGTCAGAACGCCGCCACGGCGTTCTGCGGCATCCCCGCGAATGGCCTCTAGGTTTTGTAGGATCGTGCCATCCGGGTTGCCGTCTCCAATAAATTGTACAGTCATAGATTTTCTCCTAAATGACTATGAGTTTAAATAATGTTAAGCAGTACCACTAACACGAACTGCCTGACGCTCATCTATGGTTTTTACGCCATATAGAACATCAAGACGCCACTTGCTGATGTCGTTGGTGCCGTCATACACAGGGATTACACGAACATTAGTCCCTTTGTAAGATTGGCGAGCAACGTCTACTGCACCTGGAGGCGATACCAGAGGAACACTAACCAATGCAAAAGCATCGCGAGTGAACATCAAGTTCTGACCATAACCAGTTGCCTCACTTCCAACTTGACTAACAGCCGCACCGTCAGCAATTGTCGCTGATACAGTTTGATGTGCGCCGGTTAAGATCGCAGCCGGGGACATCGTAAGAGTGATATCTCCTGAAGTATCACTAATTGTCGTAACAACAGTGAACTGCTTCAAATGAGACAGCGTGGCTTTCGTGACTGGATTGACATCATAAACATCAGCAATCGTAAACACGTCGCCAGCGTTCAAAGTTGTCGCTCCAGAAGACCAACCATCGGTGATCAAGGTCTGCGTATTGGCATCTTTCGACGCAGCATACGTGGTTTCTTGAGCAGCACCATTTGTGAGGCCGGTTGAACCAGTATCCCAGTTAGCGCCGACAGTGTGAGTCTTGTTGTTTTGAGACATCATCATCTCAACGCCGCCGACTTCGCCCAGAGTACCTTTACGGTAAGCCGGGTTGGCTGAACGATCGATGTATAAGCCGGTCAAGTTACTAACCATGCCCCAGTGATCTGCTGGTGTGAGAACTGCACACCGGCCATCTGACGGAACAGACATATCATCGAGACGCTCCATGCCTTTAGCGAGATCAGTAAAACTGTTGATCGTCTGGCCTGGAGTGCCGACCCATTTTGACACGTTTTTATATTCAGCGTGCAAGTCAGCATCGATTTGGTTAGCAAGTTGGATCATTGCAGGCTTGATGACACGCTCAGACAGCTCAGAAATTGACAGGGTCAATTCTTGAGAAGTAAACGAGAAATCGATGCCCTTACGCTGATCGACCGTCATGGTGAATTTGCCCTCGGTAACGTCCTGGACATCCATAACAGCGCCGTCACGGACGGTGAAGTCCATCGGGCGTTTTACAGAAATTGAAGAGCCAATCTCATAGCCATTGATCGACTTTGAAAACTCCTCTTCATACCCTCGAAAGACCTTTTTAGCCATGACGAGGTTGTTGTCTAGCTGTAACACTGCCGCCTTGGCAATGATGTCAGCTGTTAAAGTAGTATTAGCCATTTTAATGGCCTCCTTTTAAAAGTTAATTAACGTGGTGGCAACTTCAAATGCTTAGACAATTGCTCCATACTCATCTTGTTAGGATCAGTCTGGGCAGACGCCTTACCTTTATTCTTGGCGGCTGCGACTGGCTGCGCCTTTGTAGGTGCCGGTTGCTTAGACGCTGACCTCGTCTTGGCTTGCCCTTCATCATATAACATCGCTTTTCGAGCCATGTCAGTCATGTCAGGATTTTGGTCCCAACGTTCTGCCACGCCCTGCTCCCAACCATAAGTCTTCACGACGTAATCGACGACCCTAGGGGCCACCTTCGTCTCAAAGTCTTTGATTTTGTTGTTCAAAGTTTTACGTCCTTCAAAAGCGCGTTGTTCAGACACAGCCTGTTTCGCGGCATCAAGGTACGTCTCCTGTTGATCAACGAGTGCAACGATATTTTGGAAATCGGCCTGCTTTTGGGCAAGTAAGTCAGTATTGTACCGCCACTGATCAGGATCATGTTGACGCAAAGCGTTCATGTCGACTGATTGAAGCATGTCGATTTCTTGACGAATTGCAAGCCCTTGCGAATAGGTTTGCAAAGCCTCTCCGTTTAACGTCATTAACTTCTCAACGCTATCAGCTTTAGCGGATAAAGTCTTCTGGGTCTCGGCATTGGCTTGAGATTTAGTAGTATAGTCAGCCCACACCTCATCGGTGAACTGCTGAACTTTACCTGCAAGCTCATCTGACATATCGCCTTTGGCGACTTCCAGGTGCTTGCCTCCGAAAGTGAACTCGATATTTTCAGGCTCGATTTCGGCTTCGTCCGTTTCCTCTGTATCAACTTCTTCAGCGGCTTCCGGCTCTTCTGTTACCTGATCGCCCGTCTCCTCCGGCTCAGAGTCGGCTTCAGGAGCCTTCTGATCGGAAGCTAGGGTTTCATTATCCTCAAGATATTCGGCGGCCTCTTTGGCACTAACGACGCTCACTTCTTGAGCCTCAAAAGCGTTACTTGCAACTGCGTCTTCTTG